CTGGCACTAGTTTGACAATATCCCATTGCCCTGATGTATCTACTAAATTACCAGTAAATGTACCACCCCCACCTCCTGAAAAAGATTGCTTACCATCAATAGCGTATTTAAAAGGTGTAGTCTCAGCACCATCTGATTTATAAGTTACATAAACTGCATACACTTTCTTAATAAGACCCGGCTCACCAAAATCAATATCCTTCGTCACAAACTCTTGTCCAGATGATGATTTACTGACTGGTAAAAACTTTTTAAAATCCACATCATTACTATTTTGCAATCCTAAAACTAAATTATTATTCCAGTCTGTAACAAAGTTTGTATATGTTTCACTGTCGTCAAATATATTGCTATGAAATATCCAGCCGTTACTATCAAAATCATATACCCAGCCTTGGTTAGAATTGGTAGTAGAGTCATTAGGACTTCTTAACATAATTAAAGAGTTGCTAATAGCATCGTATCCAATCATAACGTCTTTTACGTTTCCACTACCTCTATACCAAGACTGCCAATCCACATTGGTTGAGGTGTAAGAAGCACTGCTAGTCGCTATTTTCTTTTCAATTAAGTTCGTAGCTCTATTACCATCATAGATATAACAACCATCATCAGACACCCAAGCTATACCGTATTTAGTTTTTGTAACGCTAAAACTAAAATTAACACCTGCATATTTAATAGTATCCTCTAAATACCATCCTGCTGGGCTAGGACTTGCAATATTAATCACATGAACTAAATTATTTTTAAAAGCCAGTAGTCTATCAGCGTAAGACTCTAACGCTGTATACTCTCCATAGTCACCCTTAGAAACGTCAATAAAGTTATGCTCTAAGAATGTATCAAATTTATTAATCTCACTATACATCAACCTATCGCCATGTTTTTGAAGTTCTATGTTTTTACCTTTTAACTTCACATTAGCAATAAAGGTTCTTCTATTAGCAATAACAGAAGCCTTGTATATTTCATTTCGTCCACCAAATGCATTAAAGTGAACATCAGGACTGTATCCATTAATAGTGTCATAAGTGTCTATATTAGGAGTTGTGGCATTTCCTGTTGCGGGCCCTGTTACATAATAACCTTTACCACTCTGATAAGACCACCCAACATGATCTCCATCAAACGTCATCTTAATACCTTTAACGATATCTATATCAACCAATAAAGTTAAATCATTATCTGTATTAGCTAACCTTGTGTAAACCCTTGCCCCTACTAAACGGGCATTATAAGCTAAGTCTGCATACACAGATATTCTTAATGCCTTACCTCCAGCCGATGTATGGGTTCCAGCAGCTAAATTACTTCCATCGTCTCCATCTCCCATTTGAAATGGTAAAGACTCTTGATTGTTTTCATAAACAAAACTTTGATAAAATTCATAAGTACCCGCTTCCCAGTCCCCATCAGCAGTACCATCTGTAATACCAACATTAAAGCCCAACCCTCTTTCCAATATAGGACTATCTCCTTGTATACAAGCATGAGGGTCACTAGCAGATCCACTTGTGTGAACACCTGATCCATCTAGTATACCGCCATATCTTCTTTGGTAAGTAATAGTACCGCCTTGCCCGCCTGATCTTTTTGTACAAAACAATACTTCTTTTGGAAAAGTACCTAATGCTTCCCCAATAGTAATAATTTCTCCGTTGGAAGCCTGATCTAATCTCTCAACAGCACTGGTGTTTTCAAAAGATAATTGATCTACTCTTCTTACAGTTAAGTTGTCTATATCTCCATGATGCCCAGAAGTACTAGATGATAATTTAATAATTAAATAGCTTGTAGTACTGGTGGCTGTATAAGGAACTATTAATGTATTTCCGGCTGTGTCTAAAGCGTGTTCAATAGCACCACTTTGATTGTCTGTATTGAAATTAGTAGAATCAGAACCTAAAGAAATGCTAATATTAGAATTACCAGCTGCTAGTACATCAAAACTTACTTGATAAGTGGCTCCCACAACAGTAGTTAGCCTAAGAGATACAGAACCTTGATTTGCTGATCCGTTAGTTAATACTCCAGTATTAGAGCTCATTGCAAACGTGGCTGAGTCAAATGCTACAAAACCATCACTATCTACTAATGTAGCACTTCCATCTCCGTTATTGTCTTCAAAATCAAACAGACTGTCATTGTCATTTAGAGCTCCAGCAAAGAATGTTTTTTTAGCAGATGGCAACATATTTGATAGTTCACCTGTGTCAGCTCTAAACCTTAAAAGACTTGTACTATCTTTTTTACCTCTTGCTACCCCCCTGTTCTCACTATAAAAGTTAGTTGCTTGAGCAGGATCATGTTCATCTGCATTTAATGTAGTGTTACTCCCACCATTAACATTAGGAGAATTGATATAGGCATAAGTAAAAGAAGTCGCTAATTTAGGGGGAGCTAGTGTATTGGGATTTTCTTGCCAACCCGCAAAGCTTAAACCATATGTGCTTGCAAATTGTGTTCTTTGTATGTAACCAAACCACTTTATAAAACTTGTGTTTTCCTCATTAATATTACAAACTCGTAAAGATTCATCTACAAAGTGATATATGTACTGAGCATTATCTCCAGTTGCTGTAGGGTTAATCGCATTCTTGATCCACCCATCCGCACTTGCTGGACTTACACCCACATAGTCAGTCGTAGCGTTATTTGACCAAACGTCAATAGCATTATCCCCACTTTCGCCTACGTCACCTAAGGCACATAATTTATCTCCCGGTGCTCGTATAACTTCTATAATGGGCTTTGTAGTGCCAGCAGAATCCTCATCGGTTAAGATCTGTCCTTTTAAAGAATAATATACGTCACCAGTACTGCCTAAAGCTGTCCCATCAGTGTTAATTTCAGTCACTGTATAAACGCCATTATTGTCTGTAGTTCCAGATACTTTAATAGTATCGCCTACTTTAATTAGGTTTTGAACAGTAGAGTCGTCCGCAGTGTAAATAGTACTGTTTCCATTATCAGTACCACCTACTAACTTCATAAAGTTATTTGAAGGAGTTGGCATTATACCCTTGTTTTAACTTGGTAAGTCTGGTATATCTGCAGGAGTATCATCGCTACTAGCTACTCTATGAAAACTTATATTTCCATTACTAGTACCAAGGGCTAAGTCTGTACCGCTCTTAGTTTCTGTAATAGTTTGTTCAGAAGCTCCGCTATGATCTGATTCAAAGTAAAAAAACCCATAACCACCAGACCCTAATATATTAGCCGTTCTACTAACAATGTACTCTGTTAAATCCGTAGTTCCGTCAGAACCTTCTATAGCATCGTATAACCCACCAGCACTTTTTATTTTACCTAATGAATCAATAGACATATCCTGTATATAAGAATACTCATTGTCAGGTATATCTCTAGGATCTTTACGATTATTCATACCTCCAGACCAATCTTTAATTGTCAAGAGCCTTTTAGGCATTACTTACTTCCAAATATCTTAGAGAAAAAACCTTTCTTAGATTTCTTACCCTTAGCACCGCCAATCTTCTTACCTTTTTTCTTTTTCTTCTTAACGTCTTCCATCATTGCATACTGCTCTAAATGCTTATCAGCAATGCTTGAAGGTTCTCCACTGAGTGAAGACATTGTTAAAAGAGCTATTATTGAATGAACCATTATTTAAACTCCTGTATTAATTGTTTAATTTTTACAAACATCTCATCGTCTTTTTTAGTAGGTGTTATTCTTACTATTTGATCTATAAACCAAATAACCGCACCTTTTGTACCATGTTTTTTAAGTTTTTTTGCAATGTATCTATCTATTGCTTTTGACAACATACTCATATTATTTATCCTTCTTTACCATTCTTGTTAATCCTTCCATAATAACATCTAAAAGAATATCGTCTTTATCACTTGGAGACATCTTAACTATTTTTTCTGCAACCATAAAGGCTAATAAAACCCATTCCCAATTTTCAGATAACCATTCCATTTAAGACTCCTTTATTTTTTTTGCTTTTAAATATAGATAGTAAATATTAACCGCAAACATAATACACATTAATATTCCAGATATTATATCTGTATAATAAACAAACCCTAGGCTTGTGCTAATACCACTGACTTTAACGCTGTCCATTATTTTTTACCCCATCTCTTTTCTTTTTCTTTTTTAATATCAGTCATTTCAATCATAAGCATTAAACCAACACACATTAAAAACATTATTGTTATCATACCCATTATGACTCCGCTATTGTTATATTAGGATTATAGCTTTTATTTTCCCAAAAAAAAATAGTTAATTCTTCTAACTCATTTATAGTTAGCTTGTTATCTGTAAACAATAAAACTATCATTGTTTAATGCCTCCCATTTATTCTACTTAAAGAACCTTTTACTTCTGAAATTTGGTTATCAACCGAATTAACATCTTTAGTTAGGGCATCAAATTTTCTATCAAGTTTATCATCAGAAACATTCCAACGGTTTATCAATTTAATAATCATACCTTCCATATTTTCCAATGTTTCACTTTGACCTTTGTTTTCTACTTTTAAACTCTCTAAAGTTTCTTGTTGTTTTGCTGATTTATTAGAAAGAGAAACCACTAAATATACAAACATAGCACCTACGACTCCAATCATTCCCGCTTCTCCGTAAACCGCCATAAAATCCATTATTTCTTTTTCCTTTTTCTCCACGAAAGTGGGTTAATGTTAAGCTCTTTTTCATAGAACTTTAATTTACTTTCAAGTTCTTCTAGTTGTGCAGATTCTTCCAACTGATGTTTAGCCATGAGATTGCGAATTTCATCATTAGCCTCCAATACTTCTTTCTCAAGACTTGTAATTCTTTCTTGCAAACTGAACCAACCATATAAGATTGAACCGCCAACAAGCAAAATGTTAACCAAAAATTTGAAATTAAAAGATAAAACGAGATTGTCGTCAATAACATTACCCCTGTAAGACCTAGCAGTTTTTGGTTTTTCATTCATTTATCTCTGTTTTATCTTCTTGTGCTTCATCTAAAGCATAACCCATAACAGACCAACCTTCACAACTAGTCAATAACATCCCCACAAAGACAAACTTTATAGGGATATTATAACTTGTTGATTGATTACTTTTCTTCTTCTTTGACAACTTCCATTCCTGTTTCAATTAAAGCATCTTCACAGCC